TGAAAGACCTGATCCAGCTCGCTGAACATCCGATCGCTCACGCTCCGGCCTCCTGAAGCATGCCTTCAAATACCAGCCCCCAGCCTATGGCGTGGGGGGCCAGCACGCGCGGGCGCGGCTCCGGCAAATGCTCGGCGCACGGCACGCCGTTTTCATCCAGTTGAACCAGTACCCGCTGACGCACCGGCAGCTCAAACATCAGATCGGCGGTGTCGTCGTTGTTAATCAGTGTGGTGAATTTTATCTGCTGGTTTTTATCCGGGTTCAGCAGCAGATCGGGCTGATTAAACCAGAGCCAAGCCATCAGCGGCAGCGTGAAGTCGTCAATGCTCCCGGCGTAGTTCATGACGAACAGCACCAGAGAATAGCGATACATGAAAGACGGTGTTTCACCGGTGGTTTCAATGCCACCCTCTTCAACAAACACCGTCCAGGCTTCCGGGTTCGCCCGGCACCAGGTGTTTGCTTTCTCTATGGCGGCGCGGAGTGTGTTTATCTTCAGCATTTATGGCTCCTTTCGGGTGTTCTGGCGCAGGCTGTCCCACTGGCGGATCGCCGCTTTGTCAGCATTGCAGGCATCAAGCGCATCCATCAGCCTGTCGCTGAATATCGCCACCGCGCCCCAGGTCACTGGCTTATCCAGCGCCGGGCGTGGTGTCTCTTCGGTCAGACTCTCCGGGACGGGTTCACGGACCAGCTGAATGACCGGCGCGGGCGGCGCGTTTTTGCAGGCTGCGACTGACAGCGTCAGGCACAGGAGTAACAGCGCACGCGTCACCATTGAACGCGGCCTGCATTGCTTCACGTCGGTGCTCCCCTTCTGCATTACGCTGTTGCTCACGGACTTTCACCTCTGCCAGTAATTTGTGGGTCTGTATGGCGGTCGCCTTCACTTCCTGAATAACCTGGTCGTAACCGGTCGCCGTTTCGGTCAGCAGCTTGTTGCGGGTCCGGGCCTCGCTCAGCTGGTCGGTCTGCCACCAGACAGCAGCCAGAAGGACAAGCATCACAATCACACTGCCCGCCCTCATGACGGCGTACTCAGGCCCAGCAGGCACCAGGCTTTAAAATCATTGCGCCGGTTAACCAGGCCGGCGGAGCGCTTACCGCCCACATTGACGAAATCAGTCAGCCTGTTGCACATCTGCGGCCATTGTCTGGCCTGGGCATGCTTCCAGATCGTGGTCCTCTGCTTGCGTCCGTTTTTATCGGTGAACCACATCAGCCCGGTGCAGCCCAGATTCAGGGCCGCATCCGTCATAGCCTCAAAGGTGAGTTGCGGCATGTCGGCACCATGGAAATTGTTATTGATGCAGTTCTCCGCCCGTTGCAGATCGTTGATCCAGCGCCGCGCTATTTCCTGGTTGCTGTATTCGCGGTTTTCCACGCCGCCCGTGGAGCCAATGCCAACCGTCAACACCCCCGCCGTGCAGTAATAAGGCGTGCTGCGGCAGTCTTCCCAACCTGCAATTTTCTGCTGCCCTTCTTTCGACGTTCTGACGCTCCCGGGCGCCAGCGAAATGCCCAGAGCCACAATCACCGCAATCGAACATTTTTTGATGATGTTCTTCATGCAGGTTTGTCTCCGTGCAGTTGCTCCAGCAACTGCCGCTCGCGGTCCGACAGATTGCGAGTTTCCGCCTGGCGGAGAATCTGCTCGATCAAATCGTTACGGCGCTGGCTGGCCTGCTCAATGCGGCGGCGGTGAATCGCCAGCCGGACGGCGGAAACAATCCCCAGAAGAAGTCCAGCCAGCGCCAGCTTTTCGCTGACGGTCATCACGCCCACGCCGGTCACCAGGGCGGATGTTGCAAACGCAAAATATTCGTTAATACGATCCAGAGTCATTCCCATAACTGGACGGTTACCCGTTCCACCTCGCTGGTTATCACGGGCATTTCGATCTCCTGCCCGGCATTCAAAAATATCTGGTTGCTCAGTCCCGGATTGGCTTCGAGCACCTTCTCCGTGACACCTGCGGTTTTGCCGTAATGACGCCAGCAGAGCTGATCAACCGTGTCGTTTTGCAACGCCCTGACTTTCATCAGAACAGCTCCGCATAGATACGGGCTTCTTCCCGAATGTCAGCGATACTCCAGCGTCCGTCCCGCCAGAGATCATCTATTTGCCTATCCAGGGCTTCGGCGTCTTTGTCACCTTTTGGCGTGGTGCCAACATCCCTGTAACCCTCCAGAACACTGGCGCGCGTGAAGGAGTAGACCGCACGCCGGAAGCGGTAAACTTTTGCGCTTTCGCCGTTAATCTGCTCGACAGGTTCACCGACAGAAGTCAGCAGCACAGAGGCCAGAGATTCCGCACCTTCCGCTTCCCTTTGCTTGCGCCAGTCCTTCAATTGATCCGCGACATGCAGCGCGGCCTCCGTTGCCATATGCATTAATCGGGATGTTGTAATGTCACCGGCGATGCGGGCAGCCAGGCGCAGATCGTGGAGTTTTACCGTCGGCCAGAAAGTGCCGATGGCAATCTGTGCGCCGCCGTCGTCCACGTCTGTCACATCACTTTCAGCAGGTCTGACGGGGCGCTGTGCGATAAAACTCATCGTCGTTTCTCCGGTAGGTCAGGCGGTGGGCGTCCGGTAAAAAGACCGCATTACGGGCAGATCGCCGGGCGCGCCGCCTGTGGCGCGGGGCCAGTTCATTACGCTCAGGCGTTTACTTTGTGGCGGTTTTCGTTGTCTTTTTTGCCGCCGTTTTGCGGGTGGCTTTTTGAGTGCCGGCCGCCGTTTTCGTCTGCTTGCGCGTTCGTGTTGCTTTTTCTGTTGCGGGTGTTTCGGTTGCTGCTGTATCGCTGGATGAAGTCTCATCTTCCGCATCACCACTTGCCGCGCTGGTCTGCGGCGCCTTTTTCAAAGCGCTGACCAGAGAAGCGATCTCCCGTTTCACACCGGCACCCGGGTTCAGGCTCATGGCTTCCCGGAAGAGTTTCAGCGCTTCGCCTTTGGTTTCCGCGTCTTCCGTGTCGCGACGGCAAAACGCCCTCACCTTGCACAGCTTCGCGCGGACCTCATCCGGCATATCACTGTCAGCCACAATTTCGGCCAGCTCGTCCAGCATGGGGATATAGCCTGACAAATCGGCTCCGGCGTCCGTGGTGGCGAGGTTCAGAATGGGATTGCAGATTTCCTCGGCCAGTACCGTGGGTGCCGGGCGGCGATAGTTGTCATCCGGCATGCTCAGGCCATGCTTAACGACATAGCGCCCGATACGCAGCGCCAGCGCATAGTCGGAGCAGTCCACCGCCCACACCATCAGCGTGGTGATGACCGGATCCGCGCGCCCGCTGTTGCCCTCGATCGTGCCGTCAATCCATCCCTGAAACTCAGGAAGGATGCTGGCCTTTACAGCGGCCTTCGCCTGGCGGGACTGGATTTGGCTTAGCGAAGATTTATGCATATGCAGGCGAAAGAGGATCTGCTCATGCGCGGTGCGCGTCTCCGCGTCACGCTCATCACTGATGCCCCGCCTCTCTGCCATGACCTTCTGAAAGTGTCTTTGTGCCGGTGTCAGCATGGGTTCATTCTCCTGGGCGGGCTTGCTGCCCGCCATGTGATGGGGATTATCAGGCGAATGTCACGCCGTCGATCATGGCAATCATGCCGTACTCTTCAATGACATAGTCATCATTGCTGGACTGGTAAGTCGCCACGCGGTTGTAGTGCGGCTCTTCGCGGATAGAGCGACGCAGGGAGCCTTTCTGGTAGTACACAGAGAGGTTTTTAAGGTTGGTGATCAGCACTACATCTTCAGGAATACCCGGGACAAAGACCGTCGGCAGACCGCCGATCTTTTCCTGGCTGACAATGAGCTGCGCGGCCAGCAGTTCGGTATTCGGATTGGTCTGGCTGAGCGCGTTCACTTTCGGCAGGTTCACTTTCAGCAGCAGATCGGACGAGAGCACAGTCACCAGACCGGGTGCGCGGCGGAACCAGGGATCCATAAGGCTGTGGCGTGCATCGAGCACGGCGGCATCAATATTGCCGTAGGTGCCTGACGCAATTACCGCGTTATTCTCATCACGGGAAGTCAGCGTGATACCTGGCATAATGCGCTGCGGCGCCTCATTGCGGATCTTTTGCAGCCAGCCAACGCCGCAATCCTGCAATAACGGATAGGTCGTGCGGTCGGAGTTTTCAGAATAATGCGTGCCATTAAAGCCAATCATCTGGCGATCCAGCCCCAGCTGACGGGCCATCGCATTACTGATTAATGACTGAAATTCAGGGTGACCGGCCCACGCGTCCAGCTCCGCATACGAAAGCGCATAGTCATAGTTGGTTTTGCGGCAGTGGTAGTTCTGCGGCTCTTTGTTATGGTTCGGTGCAGGGTTACGGCGGTTGGTGCCGTCCGAGCTGTTATTGGTGCTCGCCATCGGTCCCTTACTGCCAATTTTTACTTTCTGCCCTTCCTGCTCTTTAACCCCAAAGTGGTTAACCAGCTTCATGAAGTCATCCGACTCCATGGCGGCCTGTTCCATTTTTTGCTGGATAGTCGGATCGACGCTGAAACGATTGGCAACGGCTGAGGGTGAGACACCGTTCAGATGTGCCTGGCGCACAATGTACTTATCAAATAGTTCGCGGGTCTGGTTTTCCATGGTTACCTCTTAGAAGTCTGCAAGCTGCGCGCTGCTGTTGCCGGTTGCCGCCGGTCGTGCGCTGTAATTTTCTGCGGGCTGGAGCTGAAGCTGACCGCGCAGCTCGTTAAGTTCGCTGGTCAGTTGCTGAATGGTGGCTTTATCCTGTTGGCGGTCCTGTTCCAGGGCACTGAACCGGTCAATCTGGTCTGCCTGAGATTGAGCAACGGCTTCAACAACCTGATGCAACTGACTGAACCGCTGATCGTCGGTTTTCTGGCCTTTACCAAGGATGCCCATCACGCGGTTGAACCAGTTGACGCCCTCCTCGCTGCGATGAGCGGCCAGTTCGATCACTTCAGCTTCAAGCGCATCAGAGAACAGCGGCGCCTCGATCTGCTGGTTATTGAAGGCCATCACCTGCGCGCGCTGCTGCGCGGCAAATTTAAGGCGCTCAGTCCCCAGACTTGCCGGGGTGTCCGTCATCGCCAGGCCGACCACATACGCCTTACCGTTAAGGGCAAACTGCGGATGCAGCTCAATACTGGAATAGATTTTTTTTCCTTCATCGGTGAGCTGCTTCATTCGTGCCGAAGCGTCGATCTCGGCATAGAGCGCCGTACGACCGGCCAGCGGCCCTTCGGTGATATCCTCCGCGCTTAAAGCAACAACATCCCCCATGGCGCCAAAATTGCTGTCAGGAAGCATGGAGAGATAGTGCTCCACGTTCACGCGGGCGCCGTAAACGGCCGGGTTGTAGCTCGCCGCTGCATCGCGGAGGTGCTGCGGCTGGATCTCGCGCCCGTCAACGGTGGCGCCGGAAACCGCAACGCGAAACTTTTTGCGGGCGGGTTTAGTCGTGCTGGCCATGTCGTTTTATCCTGTTGATTTATGTCAGTCGCTGCATCATCGCAGAGCCTGAAAGCCCGGCGCCACGCGGTTTTGTTGTCGGAGAACGGCCAGACCTGAAAGCCCGAGCCGCGGGGATCGCGCGCAGGTAATCTCCCTGCTCAAAAGGGGGAAGTGATGATTCAGGATGCGTTTATTCGATTAAGGGCAAAACAGCTCTACTGGCAGGGTTACCCGCCCGCCGAAATTTCGCGACTCATGGGCATCAACTCAAACACGGTTTATTCGTGGAAAAAGCGCGACGCATGGGATGACACAACGCCCATCAAACGGGTGACGCAATCCATTGACACCCGTCTCTGCCAACTGAGCGCGAAAGACAATAAAACCAGTGGCGATTTCAAAGAGATTGACCTGTTAACCCGGCAGTTGAAAAAGCTAGATACCGGGCAGGCTTCCACTATCACCGGCGTAAAAAAAACCAGTCGTCGCAAGAAGAAAAATCACTTCTCCGAGGAGCAGATCGAGGCGTTGCGCTTAAAAATTCTCGACTCTCTCGCATGGCACCAGCGCGGCTGGTACGAACAACGAGATCAGCGTAACCGGATGATCCTCAAATCGCGGCAGATCGGGGCAACCTGGTACTTTGCACGCGAGGCATTACTGGGCGCACTGAGAACGGACGTTAAGCACGACTATCAGCGCAACCAAATTTTTCTGTCGGCGTCCCGAAAGCAGGCGCTCCAGTTCCGCAACTTCATCCGTAAAGCGGCTGAAGAGGTGGACGTCGAACTTAAAGGCGGTGAGCAAATCACGTTGTCAAACGGCGCGGAGCTGCATTTTCTCGGGACGTCGGCGGCGACGGCGCAGTCGTACACCGGCCACCTGCGATTTGATGAGTTTTTCTGGACAGGAAACTTTATCAACCTGCGCAAAGTTGCCGGCGCCATGGCAACGCTCAAAGGCTTAACGCGTACGTACTTCTCCACGCCATCCAGCGAAAGCCATGAAGCCTATCAGTTCTGGACCGGCGATCGATGGAATGCGAAACGGCCTAAAGCGCAGCGCGTTGACTTTGACGTTTCATGGAAGAAAACCCATAGCGGCGTGCTTTACCCGGATAAAACGTGGCGGCAGATCGTCACTATTCAGGACGCTATCAACAACGGCTGGGACTACACCGACATTGATGAAATCAGGGACGAAAACAGCCCCGATGAATTTGAAAACCTGTACATGTGCGAGTTCGTCAAAGACGGCGAAAGCGCGTTCAATCTTAGCCAGTTACTGGGGTGCGGCGCTGACGGGTATGACGACTGGCCCGACTGGAAACCGTTCGCCAGTCGCCCTATGGGGCAACGTGAGGTGTGGCTGGGCTACGACGCCAACGGCGGCAGCGGCAATGGTGATGCCGGTGCTCTATCCGTGACGGTCCCTCCCCTTGTGGCCGGCGGCCGGTTTCGCACGGTTGAATTGAAGCAACTGCGAGGGCTTGAGTTTGAACAGCAGGCGGCGGTCATCAAAGAGGCTGCCGAGCGCTACAACGTCACTCACATCGCCATTGACGGTCAAGGCGTCGGGGAGGCGGTCTGGCAGATTGTTAAAAACTGGTTCCCGGCGGCTATTTGCTACCAGATGAGCCTCTCTTCCAAGCGCGCCCTTGTCCTCAAAATGTTGCAGGTCATACGCGCCGGCCGCTGGGAATATGACCGCAGCGAGCAGGGTCTGGTCAGAGCCTTCAACGCTGTTCGCAAAGTTGTTACGCCCGGCGGTTTCATCACTTACGAAACGGACCGATCGCGCGGCGTAAGCCATGGTGATATGGCGTGGGCAACCATGCTTTCGATTATTAATGAACCGTTGGGCCAGGAAAGTGGCGGCGGTGGTTTCGCAATGGGATGGTAACTTTGAAAAAGAAATACGGTAAAAAGCCGATAGCCAGCACCGCCGGCCCTGACATTGTGGAGTCACTGAAGGCCGATCCCGCGTTGACAGCGTTCAGCTTTGACGGCCCTTATCCCGTGCGGGATATGGCCGATTTGCTTGACAATCTCTATTGCCTGGATAACGGGCGATACTATGAGACACCAGTAGATTTTTACGGACTGGCTAAAGCTCCGCGCCAGAGCGCCTGGCATGAGTCGGCGTTGTATTTCAAACGTAATGTGCTCACCGGCTGTTTTATCCCGCACAAACTGCTCAATCGCCAGACCTTTTCCGCGTTTGCGCTGGACTGGTTCACGTTTGGCAATGCCTATCTCGAATTGCCGCGTAATCGCCTGGGCGGCCCGCTACCCTTCAAACACTCTCTGGCGAAGTACACCCGGCGTGGGAGCACAGATCTCGATCAATACTGGTTTATCCGGCGCTGGAAAGAAGAGCACACGTTCAAATCAGGAACGGTTTGTCACGTTCTGAACCCTGATATTAATCAGGAGGTCTACGGCATGCCCGAATATATGGCAGCACTGCTGGCCGCCAGCCTGGCCCACTCCGCTGACATGTTCCGTAAGCTTTACTACGACAACGGATCGCATGCTGGATGCATTGTTTATATTGGCGCCGGACAGGTTGACGATAAAAGCATGAAGGCAGTCAAAGAGACGTTGACCGGCGCGCGTGGTAAAGGCGCATTTAAAAACCTGCTGCTGCATGCACCAGGCGGCGGCAAAGACGGCGTACAAATCCTCCCCTTCCAGCAGATCACTGCGAAAGATGAGTTTATCAACATTAAGAACGCCACACGTGACGACATACTCGCAGCACACCGTATCCCGCCGCAGCTGATGGGCGCCATGCCAGAGGGAAACGGCTCATTTGGGGATATCGAGAAAGCCGCACGGGTCTACGCTATCAACGAGCTGACGCCCGTAATGGAGGCGCTGAAGGTGGTCAATGAGTGGATCGGAGAAGAAGTGATCCGCTTTAACCCTTACGCGTTGCTTACCGCTGAGAAATAACCGCCAGACAATTCAGTTTCTTTAAACAACATCAGCCATTTATAACAGGCCAGCGTTTTCGCTGGCCTCATCTTTTCTGCTGAAAAAATCCCGCATCAGCGCCCCTCTGCGCGTCGCTGCTTTTTCCCTGCACAAGGGCATGCCGCCAACCCAAACGACCGCTCACCGTGACGCAGAAACCGTGAAATTGCGTATTCTGCCGCCTTCCCTGCCCTGACCCGTTTGCGGGGGCTTGCCCCCCGTCACCTGCGCGCAAGGATCCTGTTATTTTTTGTATATGCCTTCTCTTCCTTCAAGCCACGCTACGACAATCCGCAAAGGGCATGATTAGCCTCAAAAAAATTGTGCAAAATTGTTCAGATTTGTGCGCACTGCATTCGATAACTGGCGCAATAAAAGTAGTAAGGGATATTGAATAATGATACAGCGGCAGTAAACTACCTATACTTACCTTGCCTCACTTAATAGGATCAATTAATGAGCATACAGCAAGCACATGGAGTCACTACCCACCCGACATCAGCATACAATCAGGCTGAAGTTGAAAAAATTTTAGATGCGCTGGAACAAACTGGGGAGTTGGCATACTTAGCACGTGTTGCTTCACCGTATGGTTTTCAGATTACTAGTCGCTGGGCTTCCACTAAGCAGAACATTCTTACAACGTTATCAAATCCTGATATCGCGAATAAGCTTGCAAATGAAAAAACGTTGAAGATGATTCTTTTAAGAATAATAACATCTATTAATCATTATTACTCAATTGATTATATTAAAGGCGGTAATGTAAACAACATTTCAAAGTTTGTCGAATTCTCAAACTTTGAAAAAATATTTAGTAATGCATTCCCCTTAAAGCTTGATGAAAGTACTGGTTTACCACCATCACCAGGTAATTTTATTACGGCTGTTGAGGACATGGGAGACGGAATTGCCGTTATATTCTCCTATGTTTTGTTAAAAAAAATAAATGGTAGAAGCAAACTACGCACAAATCAATATCCCGTTCAGCATTTCAATACGGTGTTTATCCCTAATGATTTGAGTCGTGTTGAATATAGAATTGATCGTAAGTTAGGACGTCGCGCATGTGATCGAGCCTTAATAGATCTTCGAATGAAATTCATCGAGTTCCTCTCTGAAAATAAAGTTAATTTGCAAGTTGAATCAGTGAATTTCTTTAAAGCGATAGACAATATCTATCAGGACAAATCTTTTGGGCGTCTTGTTCAAGTCGATTTCATTGAGCCAACGAGTGATGAAGATGCATATTTACGTTGCAGAACAAAACCCAGTTACGATGCCCGTAATAGAAATGTTGTAGAGACAAAAGACGGTAACCTCTCCACTATTAAAGGGTTACGAGTCCGTGGAGTCGCTGTTCGATTCGATTATAAAATTGGAGATGAGAATTTAACAAATGAAATCGGTTTTGATCCAAATAAGAAAGATTGGGCTGAAAACGACTTCTGTGATACATTCTATTTTTCTAAAATGTCAGAAAATATGTCACATTTTGGAGTGATAAATGACATTCTTAAAAGAGCGATATAAGAGAATGTTGCCAGTAATTTTAAAGCAACATTCTCTTGTTGATGATCTGGCTAAAAATTCGGTTCTTTTAGAGCCGAATCAGCTTAAGTATTATCATAACTTACTCGATTATATGTGTGATAATATTGAGCTGGATATTTACACAGTTCATACACTCAAAAAAGCCATTCAATCATCAAGTATAAATGATGTATGTGAAATAGTGAGGTTTTTCAGCGGTGGAAACTCTAATCTATTCAAAATTAAATATTATTATGAAGATGAGAATAGTGAAAAAATTTACATCAATCAAGATGAATATTTTAATTATACCATGACAGGTGAAATACCAGTCGATGAGAATGGTCTTGAGATCGAAGATTTTGATCCACGGTATCTTACATTCTATTGTTTGTTGAATTATGATGAATAATATTTCCCCTGCGCTATCATTAACTCGTAGAGATTATTTTGCTAACGAGGCCGACTTTCATCGCCAGCTTTTTGATGATATCGAAAGAATTATTAAATCAATGGAAAGTTCAAGTGACAAATATTATGGAGATGATGAAGACAAATTAAGCCATACCATTGTTGCTTCACTTGGGCAGCTTGGGTATGGTGCTACAGAACAAACAAAAAAAAATGGGAGTGTTGATATAACTGTTACCGCGAATACTTCTCAAGATAAAAAGTTTGAATGGATAGCTGAGGCTAAAATAGGGTATGGACCTCAAAAAATATTCGAGGGCTTGCTACAATTGTTAACTCGTTATATAAAGCGTGACAATTGTGGTGGATTAATAATTTATTATCAAAAGGATAAATCGAATATTCTTTTCAATGACTGGCTGAAGTATTTGTATAAAAAGAAATGGTCAGATTATTGTGAATCGAAAGGTAAACTGGGTAAAATCAGTCCACTTTTAGGACATTTAGATATTAATGAGTATAAAAAGGTTGCTGATGATTGTTATCATGCTGACATTAAAGTGGTAAAACCTAATGGTGCTCCATTTGATCTTAGATGCTTTTATGTTGATATTTACCATGAGCCAGTTGATAAAAGTGGTGTAGCAAATAAAAGCCTTAAAGAGGGTATTGCAAGAAATAAGATCAGAGAAATTTATCATCTGTGGGAATCAGGAAATTTTACACAGGCAAATGAAAAAGAACTATTTGATGCTTTGAGAGTTTATTTCGATGGTGCAATGGATCCTGATGAAGTAGAGGATACAGATGATGAAGAGCAATAAAAAATAGTTGATGGAAATGTTGATTGGGCTGAGTAAAAGCTAGAATTAAGCGTTAAAAAAGTATTTTTATAAAAATATTCGAGCCCTAAAATCATGCAAACCATTAAAGATGGTGTGTCTGATATTCAGGGCAACATTTTTCGGTGTAACAAGGATTATAAGGTACCTTTATTCCCTTCTGATTTCTGTAACTGTTTTAATCTCTTACAGGAATTTTACTTCCTTAATCTTTTATGATGGTGTGCGAATACCTATAGGGTAACATTTCTAAACACGACAATGTCTCGTTACATGATCCTTGCTTCTATTGTGGTATCGTTATTTTTCCAATTATTCAGTTTCAGAAATAAATTACGAAGTATATTCATCCGTTTCATATGATACATCTGGATAATAATTTTTATAATGTATTCCAAAAATATGATTTCCAGAAAGATTCTTTATCAAATTATATTTAGTAATTAATTTAGAACAATTCTTTTGGTTATCAGTTGGCTCAGGAAGATATTCCCATTTCATTCCGATACTTGAAATGCTATTCATAAATAATAATGCTTGTTCATATGTAGACAGTTGAGCACGGAGCATTTTACCATATGAATATTGTTTATTTCCTTCCAAAAAAGTCGCGTTATCTAAGTACTTATAGCTCTGATATAAATGCCTAAAATAATGACCTAAACGAAATTGATGACCTCCATAATATTTTTCATATGATGCATGCATTTTAAATCCAGCTGCTAGGCTTGAAATTTTATCAGTTTTCTCTGGATGACTTTTATTTTTGTATAGTTCATCAATAACTTGATGTAATTTTTCAAGCTCAAGACCCCTCAGATACTTCCATTTAGAAAAACGTTCTAAATTACTTTTCTTTGGTTTCATTTTTATGAAATAAATTAACTTAAAATAATATTCTGGATTATATTTTTTCTTGAACAACTCCCTTAATATTGTTTCGCCTTCAACCCCCACTCCAAAAAAGACCATACAGTAAGCTATATCTATTCTAGCCAAATCTATCGGGCTTGCCGTTATTTTGTTTTTCGTAATTATGTCATTAAGCTGCACTAGATAGTTTGAATTAATATAGTCGATTGGCTCCTTGGAATTAGAAAATTTACTGACTTCTCTATAACAATTTACAACATCATCAAAGATGATTTGCATAACTTGCCTGTTTTCATACTTCTCAGTCATTTTCTCACTAGGTACATATCTACTACATCTTAACTCTGTTACATTTTCTTTATGTAACCTAATCATTTCGAAGAAAACAGACTCAAATGCAGTTCTTTTATTCACTTTAGCTTGCTCTTGAAAGGTTAAGAAAATTAAAAATGTACCAGCTAGAGCAAAAATAGTGCCAATCACTCCACCAACAAAATCTCCAAACTGTCCAGTGACAGTATAATCGGTTTTAGAACTGGTAAATATTGAGTAGCCATCGATTGAAGACTTACATAAAAAAAACACAAAAACCACCAACCCAATAATTACAAATGCGACTGATAATATTTTGATAAATTTATTCATAAGTTCCCTTGAGCAAAAAAGATTGAGACCTTACCGGTGAATATACAATCGCCAAAAAATTAAAGCAACCTATATATTCACTTTTACTTTTGGTTAATAGATGATTATCATCCACATAACTCCGACTTCCGCTTTTAGAGCAATTTGCAATACACCGCCACGAAAACAAACCCAAACCAAATATATTATTTTCTTTGCAGCCTAATTATTACACCCCATGTTAACACCTATATTTTTGATTCCAACCAAAATTAACCTATCATATAAATTATTTATAATTCACCTTACATGCACTATGCATTGATTGAGGACTAACATAGTAAAATCAGTACTAAAAAGTAAGATGCGGCGATATTAGCCATTACATATTTAATTATTATTGGTAATTATTGTTTTTCTAATTTTCGCTCTAACAAATTTCCGAAAAAGTCTGGTTACAACTTTTATCTCTTTTTAAGATAATCTGTTCATGTATAGCATTCCCAACACCTCATCTTGGGATATCTATCCAAACGCGTCTCTTTCATTTCATGCTCCCCCCTCTTTGTTGAGTGCTGGGGATAGTTATTGCCACGAGTCCAAGGGGCGACGGGGTCGCCCTGGGCGGCGCTTTCAGCGCCTGGGTTAGCGGGAGTCTTCTTCACCATCTTCCAGGTATGGACATGTGTGCATATTTTGTTTTCCTTACCGGTGATTGGCGACCAAATCCCATAAACACGAATCCCGTGATCGCCATAGGTTCCTGGTTCGACTGTCGGCTCGTAGGCGGTATGAATGAGGTAATTTTTCCGGGGAACAAGTACACCACCCTGCTTCATGATGTAAGTGGCAAAACAGCCAACATCAGCAGCAGCAAGCACAGCGTCCAGTTTTGGATCCATAAGTACCGGAGCACCCGGTTTGCTGGTTTTCATTGCACGAGTTGCCTGCGATGCGAACAATCGTAACTCGCGGTACGCCTGGCGGCCTGGAATCCCAAAAAAACGAAATTGTTGAACACGGTGCAACGACGCCCACGCAGTGACGTACTCGGCACTATCACGTAGTGATTTACCCGTCTCCTTGCTGACGGTGTCACCCAGCCCACGCCCATCGATGTTTTTACTGACGTACTTTGCAATGTAACTGGCCGGAGTCCCCTTTCGCGGGTCTATCAGCTTTGACTTGAAACGAGCGCCAGTGTTATTGCCAAGTTCGGCGCGATCTTCTCGGATAGCGAAACGACGCAGCAGCTCTGTGATTGCACGTCGATGTTTTTTGCGCATGAAACACAATAAATGCCAGTGCACAGTGCCATCGTGATGTGGTTCGGCTACGCGGACGCCGTACCAGCGCAGCTCTTTTTTGTGCATTGCCTTACGGAATGCCGCAAACGTATCAACCAGATAGTCGCTGCTTTTCCTAACTGTAGAGTGATCCCATGTAGGGTTAGGCTTCCCGTTCATCAGTGTGGCGTGGTACTTAGAAGGGCAGGTGATGGTATAGAACATGGCGCAGTCGCCACGCATTTCAGCTATCAATTCCAGGCCTTTAACACAGGCCATCATCTCATTACGACGGTGCGCTGGATTGCTGGCACTTGCAAGCACCACATCCTCCATGCTGAGCGTGTCGCCATCTTCGTTAATCAGATCATGGTTGCGGAAAAAATCCATCGCCTTACGGCGTTGTTCCCGCTTCTGCAACAGAATGTCATGGCTGACATAAGGTGATGCGTGCCGATGAACAAGGCACGCTGCCCGAAGCAACTCTTCCCGCCATTCGTTGCGGAGTTGCCACAGCTTACGTTGCCACCAGTCAGCACAACGCATACGGGCAAGCGCGCCCGGTATCAGCTCGTAGTTAATCGGGTTGCGGCGATTATGTTTGCTGCGGAGCGCTTCATAACCCGGCGGGATAACATCGAGGCGTGACACTTCGGCCGCCACACGACGATAGAGCTCCAGTATTACGATGGGAGAAGCTAATTCATCGGTCAGTATCTCACCGCAAAGCTGGATAAAAATCATATCAATGTGCGCTGCGACCAGCGTTGAAAGCCGCTTAACCTCCCGCTGATTCAGTTCAGCAAGTCGAAGGAGTTGATCAAGACTATCCCTACCAGCCATGGCCTGGAATGACAGCGACGCCTGGTTAGCACGGACCTTGTCAATCCTCACTAATGAGGGAGTAATGACCTCATTCAGATAGGTAGGCAAATGGCGTGGATCTTCTGATTTTTCCAAATACTTAATCCTGGTTTCCAGCGGCTTGCGCAGGAAACCAGGCAAGCTGGCGACGTCATCACGAATCAGGGTAAGAGGATCAACACGATGGAGTTCTGCATGTCGCTTAGCTTTCTCAATCAGCGCATCATTCAGTTCGTCATAGCGCCAGGGATCGCAATGTGCAACAGAAAAGAGGTACTCTTCTGCTGCACGACTCATTGCTTCAGCCTGCTCGCGTTGATCGCTTTTATCCTGCTCATAAAGCGCAATCCAGACGGCCAGCGCAGATGGTTTCCGTGCAGGCACATCAACAGCATAAGGGTTTACTGGCTGCTTTCTGGCATTCCAGCTCCATGCCAGGGCTGTGGAATCAGGCATAGCTCACCGTCGTTATCTTATTTTGCCAGGGCTACGCCACAACAAGCCGGCACGCCAAACATTTCGGCATATGCCGCATCGCCCATCACCGCCCCACAGTCCGGGCAACCTCCACCACCAGAACGACCGCAACCGCCGCACACGCGAAGTACGCCAATCACTTCACCGGCCATATGGCGGGTTTTGGCGCTAACGGAACGTCGAACTCTGAATGCGTGGAGATTGAAAGCGGAGTAGATCTGGCGTGTTTCTGGTGTGTCGCTATTCGAGATGACCGAGCGCGTTCCATGCTGACGATTAACGTCCAGCAACGCCGTAACCAAAGCGCGGTGATCATCCAGGGTAAATGGCTTGCCGTAAGCGGTAAAATTGGCTGTTTTGCTAGTCGGGATGTACGGCGGATCGCAGTAAATCACGGAGTCCAGGCGATTCCTGGCGACGTACGGAATGGAAGTACGAAAATCATTACAAAGAAAGAGCGCGTGAGTATCCCGCGCCTTTTCGGCAAATAGGCGCATTTCTGCTTCTGGAAAATAAGGCGCCTTATAGCTGCCAAATGGAACATTGAAACCGCCATCCCTGTTGGTGCGATAAAGCCCGTTAAAGCAGTGGCGGTTCAGGTATAAAAATGAGGCCGCCCACCGTACAACGTAATCATCTGCACACTCGTCATCCCACGACAGGTGGTTGAACAACTTGCGCTCTTTGTAATAGCTATCTTCGTTATTGCCATTTCTGAATACGTTCCTGGCGATCAGTATCAATCTTTCAGGGTCTTCCCTGAGCGCGAGGAAGAAATTGATCAATGCGCGATTGCTGTCACAAAGCACATAGCGGCGGTATTCCGTATTCATAAAGACTGTGCCACTGCCTACAAAGGGCTCAATCAAGCAATCGGCTTTAGGTAAGTGCTTCAGCAGCTCCGGCAACACGCGGGTTTTACCGCCAGCCCACTTAAGAGGTGACTTAATCATTTGCGGCATTCCTGGTTATAGGTTTCATGGGTCATCAGTCGCCACTGCTTACCACCGTTTTTGCTGAGCAAACGCCAACGGAGGCCAATGCGGATCACGAGATAGGCGTGTGGCTTGACTCGGGTGTAATTACGCTGTCCACGAGCAAAACAATTCAGGGCGGCAAGCGCCCTCTTACAAACCGGCAACGGCGCGTTACAAACAACAGACAGATGCGAATGCATGGCGGCCCTCATAGCGATCTAGTGTGTGGAGAGGTCAAGCGCTGCCAGATTTAGCAGACTTGCTCCGCTTGATATCGCGCGTCAGTGAGCGTGTAACGTGCCAGGGCGCTTCTCGCATGAGGCGCATAGTCTGTGGCAGCAGCAAGGTCGAGTAGTGAACGAATGCAGCGGTATTTTGTGCCTTCAGGGAAAATGCCTGACACCTCTAAGCGATCCACGGCATAACGAAGTGAAACCAGTTTTTCCGGGGCATCTTTGAACCATACGAATAACGCCGCGTTCCGGGGACAGGTGTTGTCGGCGATGAAAGCAGCAAGGCTGCAAAGTGCATCTTCTTCAGCTTCGGTTGCGCTCATCACTTCGGCGCGCCAGTGAGAGTCTTTTTTCATCCAGTCGAATGCCGTACTAATGCTGATACGGCCCTTCAAGCTTTCAGATTTACGAATGTCTATCGAAGAATAAAAAACCTTTCCGATCTGCCCTGTTGAGGGTTCAAAAAACACAGCTTCAATGGCACACAGAGGTGATGACGGTTTCTTACTAACGTTAATCAAATCGATCATTACGTGATTCATGGTCTACTGCCCTCGCTGGTGATTGTTTCGTGGTTGGCTATCCACTGCTCAAGTGCTGAATAAATCTCTTCGGGGGTAAGGCCTTGCTCTTTCAGCAGGCCCATACGAATGCGCAGCAATCCGAGTAAGTGTGCGCGCTCGCCTTTGCGCGCATTGGTGCTGATTCCCATAAACTCTGGATCGCTTATTCCGCCTTCCGGCTTTATTGACGTAACCGACATGCAACCTCCTGAAAAAGGAAAAACGTATCCCCGGCAAAGTAAATGCCGTTATTTTTGAAGCGGGTTAATCAATTGTTTTAGCGCGATTTTCTTTTAATCTGCTTGAATATCCTTTCATGCCAGTAATACATGAAATCAATAAAGGTCATTCGCGCGCGATCGTGATTACCGCGAATTGCTTTTTCGAGCCCGTAAATTATTAAATCTTTAGACGGGCTTTTTGAACTAATGGTGATACGAGCACCATTTTTTAGATGTACAGTGAACCCCTGCTCGGCACTTTCCACTGCTTCTCGAATCAGCATTTCCTGTTCCCAAGATGTTTTTTCTTCGGTGAACATGGCGTACTCCGATGATCAGTTAAAGCGAGGGGGCTCCAGCCGCCAGGAGGCTCTAGCTCCCAGTTTCAGGTGTTCCAGGATCTCCGGTGTAACCTCTACGGTTACCTCCTGCGGTTGAACAAACTTCATAGCCTTCTTCAGTTGCTCAGCGTCCAGAGATAGCAGGTCGTATGGTTTAGGGATATCACCATCGGTGACGGAAATAATGATGTTGCGGAGTTCTTCAAGAGTGCATTCATCATTCTCGCCTTGAAGCATCGCGAAATGATAGAGGTGGGATACGCCGTGGCGTAAAAGCTGGAGAGAGTAATCATGATTCCATTCCAGAAACTCTTTATTGAAATGGAAGCATTGTAAAAGCGAGTTAATTTTTTCTGCATATTCGAGTTTCATTTTCGCCCCCAGAGATTAAAAAGCAATGAAGTGCTTTTTACTCATGATTCTGTCAATCGTTCGACATGCTTCTGATAAAGCAAAGTCGATGCCGTAATAATGGCCTGTGTGCGTAATTTGATAGCGCTGGCGGCTGTACGGTTTTTTGCGTGGGAGTTTCAGAATAGTAAAACCACAGTAGAGGCTGGTTTTGCTATTGAGCTGTGATACTGATCCGCGGCTACCGTTCTTCATATTTCCTCTCCTGAAACCGGCTATCGACCTGGCTCACCGAGACCAAGCCACATCAACCACCCTTCCCTGATCTCCTTTGGACGACTTTCGTAGGCCAGTTTCATGCCGTTGTTCCAGGCTGGAAGGTAAACCCAGTACTCGCCCGCACGGCCAGAAGTAGACTGGGGATCGGTCATCTCGATTACAGGAAGCTTCCCTTTTTCAATCATGCCCTTCACCGCAGCAGGGGTTTTCCCGATGAGTCTGGCGAACTCCTGATAAGGCACAGCATCCGTGCTACTTACAAGCTGTTTGCTCATCTGTTACATTCTCCTTTTGGGTAATTAATTGCTCTTAATTGTATTTAATTGCCTATCTTTGCAAATTCCTTATTCGGAAATTATTTCCTTATAAGAGAATAATCATCTTATGGAGGACTCATGTCAACCCCAGTTCATGAAAAAATCAAGCTCATTAGGGAATCCGAAAGGCTAAACAGGAAAGAAATCAGTCAATTAACTGGCATTGCTTATGGTTCATTTTGTGGCTATGAAGCGGGTGATAAGAAACCAGGCGTTGAAGCGATAATGAGACTGCTACAACACCCCAAATTCATGAAATACACACTGTGGTTTATGACCGATCAGGTTTCGCCTGAAGCCGGTCAAATCGCACCGGCCCTCGCACACTTTGGGCAAGACTTAACAACCTCGCAGCACTCAGACCAAAAGACTGGTTAACAATTAACCAGTCCTAC